TGAAGAAATCTGGACCCGCGGCGGCTGATCGTCAGCGCAGGCGCAAGGAATGAAAGGAAGAATAAGCTATGAACGTTGTTTCATTTGGCGGTGGGACAAATTCAACCGCTATGATTATCGGAATGTATCTACACAAAATCCCGATAGACCTAATTCTTTTTGCTGACCCCGGCGCAGAACAGCCGCATACATACGAATTTATTCGGACGTTTAACGTGTGGCTTGAAAAGCATGGTCTACCGACAATAACCCCGGTTTTCTACACCGACAAAGACGGAAACCGAATGACGTTGGAAGAAGAATGCCTGCGTTCTCATACGTTGCCGTCTATCGCCTACGGTTTTAAGAAATGCTCACTTAAACACAAAATCGGAACGCAAGAAAAGTTCTGCAACAATTATCCACCTTGCCGCGAAGAGTGGGCCGCAGGGCGGCGGGTTTATAAGTATATCGGCTACGATGCAGGCGAAACCCGCAGAATTCAGCACGCGGCCCCGGCGGACGAAGCAAACAAGAAGTATGAAAACCGATACCCCCTATACGAATGGGGCTGGGACCGCGCGGAATGCGTGCGCGTGATTGAACGGGCGAGACTTCCGAAGCCCGGTAAGTCGAGTTGCTTTTTCTGCCCGTCGATGAAGAAAAAAGAAATTCAAGCGCTTTGGGAAGATTACCCCGACTTATTTCAAAGGGCGGTTGACTTGGAACATAACGCGGCGGATAGCCTGAAAACCGTTAAGGGGTTGGGCCGGAATTGGTCTTGGGAAAGTTACCATGACGAAGCTATGAAAATCAAGGAATTTGAAGAAGCCCAAATTACATTTGACGATTTGTTCCCGGAAACCCCAGGCGGCTGTTTATGCGGTGCGCCGTGCGGGTGCTACGACGGTTGAAAGGTGGTAACAACATGAAACGTCAATTCTGCTTGCCCTGCTTCCTCGAAATCAAGAAAGCCGGGAAACACGATATTGAGCGCGTCCGCGGCGGCGTGAATATGAAAATCACCTGTTGGCGGTGTAAGCGCCGTCGTTTCGGGGCCGAATACGAGATTTCCCGGAAAGGCGGTGCGCCCCGTGACAACGGCTGATTTGAAGCGGGCGTTTATGGACGAACGCCCGGTACGATACAACGGCATCACCTACCAGCGAGTAACGGCGGTGATTTACCGCAAGGCCCCGGACAAAACCGGGTTGCTGGTACAAGGTGAACTGCTGGACAAGAACGGACGTGCCGTTATGATCGCGGCGGCGGAGCGAATCGAAGTGGAGGAACCGAAATGACACAAGAGATTATCACAATCACCGTTGAAGCCGGGCAAATGACCGCCCGGCGGAAGTCCCGGAAAATCGCCCAGCGCCGCCCGGTCCCCGTGTGGGCTATCGTGAAGTATGCGGCCCTGACGATTGCCGGAATTATGCTGTTTCGTGAGGGTGCGGCCCGTGCGCTGGCCTACCGGGGCTATTTCGCCGTCGGCGGAGAGGTTTTCGCCCTCTTCCTCCCGGTATTCTATTACTGCCTTTCCCGGACGGTCCGGGACCTTATCACGGACATTAAGAACGGCTTCAAGCCGGAATATGAGGAGGACTAAACCATGAAGAAAATTTCGCAGATCGAAACGGGCGGGCGCTTCCTGTACGGCGGTGTTGAGTGGGTCAAGCTGTACGCAGGCGACGGAACCGTTGCGATTTCCGCCGAACCCGTCTTTGAACGCGCTTTTGACGAAAACAACAAGAACGATTGGCGTTCTTCTTCCCTGCGCCGCGAACTGAACGGCGCGTTCCTCGACGCGCTGGTTGCAGAGGGCGCGGACCGGGCGGCGTTCCTCGATTGGGAAAGCGACCTGACCGCCGATGACGGCATGACCGACTACGGGACAGCCACCGACAAAATCGCTTTGCTGTCGGACAAGCTGTATCGAATGTTCCGCGGCATTATCCCGCGCGTGGACGCGTGGTGCTGGAACCTGACCCCGTGGACGTGCGACCCCGAATACTCTTACTACGTCCGCTACGTCACTTCCTCTGGCGCGTTGATCTGGGTCAGCGCTTACCGCGGCAGCCGCGGCGTTCGCCCGCTTTGCTATCTGAAATCCGAAATCTTGGTATCTGTCCCCGGAGAGGACGACGAAGAGAAAAACGTTGAAGTCGCCGAAGAGGACCGCGCACAGCTTGTTCTTATCGCAAGCGACAGAATTTTGAATGCCCTGAATGAATACCCCGTGGAAGTTTGGGGCGAAGCGCTGGGCGCGACTGTGGCTTCTCTGTTCACGTCGAAGCAGGACGCGGAACAGATCGCGCAGGAAGACAAAGACAAAGCGGCGGAGGTTTGAACCCCCGCCGTCGTGAAAACTGGATAAAGAAAAACCGCCCCGCGTTTGCTTGGGAGAGCAGACGCGAAGCGGGTTCCGCCGATGAAAATATATCAGCTATCAACCTACCGTTAGTATATCAAAAACGGCGGAAAAAGTCAACAAATAACGCCGTTTTTGCGCGGCGTGGCGGGCTTGTAATGGGTATTAACGTTCCTGCGATTAGCCTTGTCACGCATGACAGCAGGACCGGGAAGAAAGACACGTCCTATCTGGTGTTCTTCCTGCCTGCATAGACAACTACACACGCCGGAAGTAAAGCCCCGCCCGCTTCCTCTACCCGCAAAAGGAGTGAAGCAAGTGCGAAGTTTTATGAGAGAAAAGAAAATCTACTGCGGAAAGCATTACCGGGAGGTAGATATATACCCCTATACCGCCGCGCAACTGACAGCATCTACGCGCGGGAAGAGGTCAAAGAAAATCAAGGAAACAGAGCCGAAGCAAAAGAACCTGAATGACAAGAACGCCCGTCGCTACTTCACGCAGACGGCGAACCTGAATTTCGGTTCTGACCCGGAAGCCCTGCACGTTACGGCTACATACAGCGGAAAATATCTGCCCGACACGGTGGAGCAAGCAGAACAGGAAGCAACAAACTTCCTGCGCCGGGTCCAGTACCGCCGGAAGAAAGAGGGCTTGCCGCCGCTAAAGTACATGATCGTTACCGCCTACACCACGAAGCGGAACAGCGAAACCCCGGTTCGTATACATCACCACATCATTATGAACGGCGGGCTTGATCGTGACGTTGTGGAAGACCTGTGGAGGAAACGCAGGCGCAAGGGGCAGAAAAAGGGCGACAAAATCGGCTTTTGCAATGCTGACCGCCTGCAAGCCGACGAAAACGGCATAGCCGCCCTTTGCACCTACCTTGTGAAGCAGGGGTGCGGGAAAAAGCGGTGGAATTCCTCACATAACCTCGAAAGGCCGTACAGCCGGACGAACGACGGCAAGTACAATCGCCGTCAGATTGAGAAGTGGGCGAAAGAACACCCGCCCCGTGAGTTTTGGGAAAAGAAATATCCCGGCTGGACCCTGACAGACGATGACTACGGCGTTCAGTACGAATACAACGACTTCACGGGCTGGGCGGTCTACCTGAAATTGCGAAAGAAAGAGTAAAGAAAGGGGCTGTTCAATATGGCAAGGCCGTTCAAAGTCTGCCCGGACTGCGGCGCACACCTTGACGCTTCCGAACCATGCGACTGCAAGGACACAATCGAGCGGGAGCCGCCGAAGCCGCGGGAGCGGTTGAAACTGCTTGCCGTCTGCCGGGAGGTAGACAAGGAAAGCGGGCGCGTCAGCGTTTACCCGCTTGACCTCGAAATCACAAGTGAAATCCTTGCAAGCCTGAAAATGCGGGCGCAGTTCAACCCGGAATTGCGCTACTTCACGACCACGACGGCACGTTGGGACCGCTACGGCGAAGTCATGGCGGGTATTCTGAAACGCCGCACGGTAAGCCGGGCTGATTTGGACAATATCGGGGGTATCTGCGAGATATGAGAAGAAAGAAGCTGACCCCGGAAGAACGGGAAATCGAAGAAATGAAGCGGGCCGCGCGGGTCATCAAGGAAATCTGCGACCGCAGGACGGCGGATGACGCTTGTTCGTTCTGCCCGTTCTACGATATGTGCCGCGCAGAGCCTTACACATGGGAGGTATGACAATGATGGAGCGGGAACGCCTGTTAGAGAAGATACGCAAGGTTCAAGCCCTTGCAAACCGCGGCGCAGACGGTGAAAAGCAGTCAGCCGCCGCCCTGCTTGATAAGCTGATGACGCAATACGGCATCGACGAAGCCGAAATAGCGGAAGAGCGTTTGGAAAAGTGCTTCTTCCGTTATAAGACCCCGTATGAAAGAAAACTGTTGGTTCAGGTGATTTACACCGTGACCGGGAAAATCCCCTTTAAGTGCGTTGGGTCCTATTCGGGCCGCGCACGAAAGCAAGTCGGAATTGACTGTACCGCGGCGGAACGGCTGGAAATCGAATTCAGCTATGAGTTTTATAAAGCCGCGCTGGAAGAGGAAATGGAACGGTTCTATTCGGCGTTCCTGATGAAGAACGACATCTTCCCGCCTGCTTCCAAAAAGGCCGAAGAAATCCCGGCGGCGGAAATCAGCCGAAGCGAAGCGTTCAAACTTCAAGCACTTATGGCGGGCATGGACGACCACACGCGCCGCCCCGTATTGGGAAGCGGGGTGGAACCGTGATAGACAACCAACGCGCCGCCCTGCGGTATCAAAACAAGGTCAACAACGCGCAGGGCCACTTTTTCGAGAGTGCCATAAAAGCCGCCTGCGCCCTCTATTCTGACCGGGAGCGGGCCGACGTAGACAAAACCCCTGAACCGTTCCGCGTTCTGGAAAAGAGCCGCGACGGAAAGTTCAAGGGCCGCTTTACCGCCCGCGCACAGCCGGACTTTCAAGGAACGCTTGACGGCGGGCGCTCCATAGTCTTTGAAGCGAAGTACACAACGACAGATCGTTTGAAGTGGGACGTTCTGACGCAGGAACAGCGGGACACGCTGGAACGCCACGCCCGGCGGGGTGCGCTTGCCGCAGTCTGCGGCGGGATTGGAAACGAATTCTTCTTTGTTCCGTGGGCGGTATGGCGGGACATGAAAGAGCATTTCGGCAGAAAGTACGTTACCGCGGCGGACCTCGAACAATGGCGGGTCCGCTTCAATGGGGCGGTGCTATTCCTCGATTACGTCCACCACGAAAGGAGCGGGACACCATGAAAAAACAGCACACACAGAAAATGACGGTCCGCGTCACGGCACAGACGGCCTACAACCTCGAACGTCTTATGCTTATGAGCGGGCAGAAAACGCCGGGCCGCGTCGTCGATAAGCTGGTTCGTGAAAAAATGCTTGCCCTGCGGGGCCGAAACATCGAAACGGAGGAAACGAAATGAAGTATGACTGCATGAAGCCTGAATGGGCCGACAAGGAGCCTTGCCCGCTCGACACGGGCGAACTGGAAAACTGCGCCGAATGTGTGTGGGCGCGTGAGCGGGAAACGGAGGACTGACAATGCGTGCCGGAATTCTGCTGATCGTTCTTTATTGGGCGCTGTTCACCATTCGAGCGGGTTTGCAACCGAAAGTGGCGGCGGAGGTCAAAGCGGCGACCTACGACATGAAACGGGCATCGGGCCTTGAAAAACTGGAACACACCCGCCGCCTGCAATGCTGGACCGTGGCAAAGTGGGCCTTGCGTGTCTGCGGCTGGGCTGAAAACGTCCTGTTGGGCGTGGTTATCCTGTGGCTTGTCTTCCTGCTGGGCGCAGTCCTGACAGGAACCGTCATTGTATTTGGCTACCCGGTGTAAAGGAGCGTTATCTATGAAGCTGACGAAGTGTGAGCAATGCGGCGGACCGACGGCGGAGGGCCTGCCCCTCTGCCCTGACTGCATGAGAGCAACGGGCGCGGCGGCGGACCAAATCGCCGCGGCGGAGGAACTGCGGGACATTGCAC